AACCTCGCTGCGTTGGCACTACGCGAGTCCCCCTAGGACGAGCACCAACTTACCCCTCGCTGCGCTGTGGCTTGCTCGGGCGTTAAGCCCGAACGGTGACTGCATTTAGTGGGGATAGGTCTATTTATTCTCCAGTACAAATTTCCTCAGCCCAGTATAAATAAAAATTTTTTCGCGCCTTCGGCGCTTTATTAGAGGAGACCAGATGTCGGAGAAGTCCAGTGACATCGCCAAGCGTCTGATCCTTAGTGGGGTAGCAGAAGGACTTACCATTGAGGCAGCCACGGCTGCATCTGGTAAATCCTATAAGACCTACGAGTACTATCGTAGGACCGATAAGGTCTTCGCGGATAAGATGGACCGAACAAGACTAGGTTTGAAGGATAAGAACTTTGCCTCATCCGATGTCCACGACATAACATTTGCAGAGTTCCGCCAGAGGTACCTACACTCTCGAACCTTTCCACATCAGCAGAACCTCATAGATGTAATCGAAGGCAGAGAACCTGCCTGGCTACATCCCAGTATGAAGTATGAAAAGGGACTGGCTAATAACCGTATCCTTTTGAATATCCCGCCAAACCACGCCAAGTCTATGACGGTAACTGTTGACTACGTTACCTGGCAGGTTTGTCAGAACCCTAACTTTCGTGTGCTGATTGTTTCTCAAACTCAGCAACTAGCAGCCGACTTTCTCTACGCCATCAAGCAACGCCTGACTCATCCAAACTATGAAGCACTGCAACAGGCATACGCGGCTGGCGTAGGGTTTAACTCTAAGACTGCCTCTTGGCAGGCTACCCGTGTCACCTTTGGTGATGAACTCAGAGAATCTTCTGAGAAAGATCCAAACATCGAAGCCGTAGGTATCGGTGGTCAGATCTACGGTAAGCGTGCAGATATGATTATCGTAGACGATGCGGTAACTCTAAAGAACGCCAACGAATTTGAGAAACAGATCCGCTGGCTAACCCAGGATGTGCGTTCTCGTCTTAACCCTACTGGTAAGTTAATTATCGTAGGTACCCGCGTTACAGCAGTAGATCTCTATAAGGAGTTGCGATCAGAAGACCGCTACCCTGGAGGTCTAGTACCCTGGACATACCTAGCGATGCCAGCGTTACTGACAACAGATGAAGACCCTGACAAGTGGGAAACCCTCTGGCCTGCTAGTGATGCTCCATTTGATGGACAGACAGAATCAGATTTGAATGAAGACGGCCTATACCCTAGATGGAATGGTCGCAACCTTTACAATGAACGTCAAGCAATGGACGCGTCCACCTGGGCGTTGGTTTACCAACAACAGGATATATCAGATGATGCGATCTTTGATCCAGTATGTGTGCGAGGTTCTATAGATGGTATGCGTAAAGCAGGTCGTTTGGTTCCTGGTCATCCAGGTCATCCGCGTGATCTCAGTGGCTTTTCAATTATTTGTGGTCTTGATCCCGCTATGGTTGGTGATACAGCCGTCGTTTGTTACGCTATTGATCGGGTTAGTCATAAACGCTATATCGTTGATGCTATTAAAATCACTCGCCCTACGCCTGCTGCAATCCGTCAGATAATCTTTGATTGGACCGCGCTCTACCAACCTACTGAGTGGATTGTGGAAAAAAATGCATTTCAATCATTCCTTACCCAAGACGAAGGTATCCGACAGAACCTGGCCTCTAGAGGAGTGCTACTGCGGGAACACCATACTGGCTCCAACAAATGGGACTCAGGCTTTGGTGTCGCGTCAATGTCAACTTTGTTCGGGACCAAGCAACACGACGGTAAGCACCACAGAGATAACCTTATGCACTTACCTTCTGACCAAACTGAAAACATTAAAGCGCTCATCGAGCAACTGATTACTTGGTCGCCTACTACTAAAGGCAAGACCGATATGGTGATGGCTCTTTGGTTTTGTGAGATCCGCGCACGCGAGATGCTTAACCAAGGTATGCACCAAACACACCATCTAAAGAATCCTTTCCTATCTCGTTATGAGATGGGCAAACGAACAGTTATCAACATAGATGAACTGCTCGCAGAACAAGACCGCACGTTCATCTAACAAGGAGATAACAATGCCAAAGATTGGTCCAAACAAAGTTTCTGTTGATCCAAAGGCTTATGCTGCTCGTCTTACAGCAGCCAAGAAAAAAGTTGCAGCAATGGATCCTGCAGTAAAAACAAAAATTAGAGAAATGTACCCAGCGGTTAAGAAAGAGGCAATTGTGAATAAAGCATTAGATCCAAAGCGCGCTAAGAAGGCAGCACCCGCAAAGCCTAAGCCTACACCTAAGTTAACTGGCCCTGCCGCTGTTAAAGAATACCAGCGCCAAGTCTCACCATCTGGTGTTAAGAAAGTTGAATCAGGCGCTAAGAAGGCAATTGACAAGAAGTACCCAGGATTATACAAGAAGTCTAAGTAAGGATTCCCATTGTTATCAACTAAAGAGGTAGTAGCCAAGGTTAATCGCCTACAAACGCGCTACGCCGCACGTGACCAGAGAATGCGTGATGTGCTCTCTGTACGTCAGGGAGACATTAGCAAGGTTTATCCTGCAATGTTTTCAGAGGAATACCCAAAGCCTCTAGTTGCTAACTTCATTGACGTAGCAGCGCGTGACCTTGCAGAAGCAATGGCACCGCTACCATCATTTAACTGTGCTGCAACCAATATGGTTTCAGACTCAGCACGCAAGGCAGCGGATACTCGTACTCGTATTGTTAATCATTACATCAGTGCATCTGAACTACAAATTCAAATGTATACTGGTGCTGACTGGTTTAATACCTACGGTATGTTGCCAGGTATGGTGGAGATGGATTATGAAACTAATAATCCTCGCATCCGTTTACTTAATCCTTTTGGTACTTATCCTGAGATTGATCGCTTTGGTCGCACCGTATCTCTTACGCAGGTAATGGCATCTGATGCTGAGACACTTGCAATGCAGTACCCAGAGTTCTATGACCAGATTATGCCAAGGAATGTTTATTCTCCTGGCTCACCTTATGTGTCACTAGTTCGCTATCACGACAAAGACCAAGATCTAATCTTTATCCCAGAGCGTAAGAACCTAGTACTATCAAACATTCCAAACCCTATTGGTAAGTGTATGGCATACGTTGCTACGCGCTCATCTATTGACGGTGAAGCACGTGGACAGTTTGATGATGTTCTATCAGTTCAACTTGCTCGTGCTCGCTTTGCGGTCCTTCAAATCCAAGCAGCAGAAAAATCTATCCAAGCACCTATTGCTATTCCACAAGATGTGCAAGAATTGGCACTTGGTCCTGATGCGATTATGCGTTCTGCTAATCCACAAGGCATTCGTCGTGTTCCTTTGGAATTACCACCTGGAGTATTCCAAGAGTCTGGGGTCCTTGAGCGTGAACTACGTTTAGGTTCTCGCTACCCAGAGGTTCGCTCAGGTAACATTGATGCTTCTATCGTTACAGGTCGCGGTGTACAAGCGCTACAAGCAGGTTTTGATACACAGATCAAATCAGCACAAGCACAGTTTGCTCGTATGTTTACAGATCTTGCTTCTCTTTGCTTTGAAGTAGATGAGAAGATCTTTGGCAATATGTCAAAGGAAATCAAGGGTGTAGATGATGGTACTCCATTTAATATGAAGTACATCCCAGCAAAACAAATTGCTGGTAACTACGGCGTAGATGTTCGCTACGGCATTATGTCTGGTATGGATCCTAACCGTGCCATCATCGCTTTACTACAAATGCGTTCAGACAAACTCGTATCTCGTGACTATGTACGTCGTGAGATTCCAATGGAGTTAAACGTAACGCAGGAGGAACAACGTGTTGATATTGAAGAAATGCGCGATTCTCTGCGGGTGGCTGTTGCTCAGTATGCTCAAGCAATTCCAGCCCTTGCAGCGCAAGGTCAAGATCCTTCGCAGATCATCACCCGTATTGCAGAAGTTATCCAAGGTCGTCAAAAGGGACTTCAATTAGAAACTATTATTGGTAAGGCATTTGCGCCAGAACCTGCGCCAGAGATGCCAGTAGCACCAGAACTAATGCAGGGTGCACCTCAAGTTTTAGCAGCGGGGGCACTCCCTGCCTCTGCCTCGCAGCCAACTCCAGAACAACCAGGAGTTGCCCCTGCTGCTGCTCAACGTCCAGATATAGCAAACCTACTAGCCGCCATTGGCGGGGCAGCATAAAGAGGGGGTGTAAATATGAACAAAGGATCACGTGCAGCAGCACCAATGTCAAAGCCAGTCGAGGGCAAGAAGGATACTTCTAAGCCAGCAGGACCAGGCAAGGTAGTACCATCAATGATGCCAGCAGGTCGTCGCGGCAACGCGGTAAAAAAGGGATAATATAATTCTAATGAAAGGTACTGGGCGTGGATAATAACAATAACGATGTTCCGCGTCCAGTACACTTCGCTGATTTCTTAGTAACCATTTCAGGGCTTGTTCATAACATCGCATCATCTGTATCTACATTTACAGAAGAGATTATGGAAATAGCAATTTACAACGCTAATAGAAACTCTAAAGTCGGCAAGGCTTGGGAGCAATTCGCAAACGATTTAGAAACGATACAGGAGGAAACCGATGGCAGATAACCCAATCAGGGGCGTATCAGGTCCTGGCAAATTCTCTGTTCGTACAGATTTACCAGCATCACAAAACTATGGTGACCGTAAGGCTATGCAAGAACAAATAGCAGGAGCACCTACCGCTAGAACAGCAGATGTTCGCGGATTACCTACAGGTCAAGTTCAGGCAGCAGCACAGGCTGCGCCGCAAGCACCTGTCACAGAATTGTTTGCACCAACTCAACGTCCTAATGAACCTGTTACATCAGGTGTTGCGGTAGGACCAGGACCAGGACCAGAAGTAATGGGTTACGCAGGTCAGTCAGAAAAACTATCTGACATTCTTTCTCAAATGCTTCCATACGATACAGATGGTGAAATAGCAATCCTTTATCAGCAAGCCGTATCTAGAGGTCTATAATGGCAGAAACGCCAAATAATTCTAATTTATCGCAGGCTGCATTTCGCGCAGGTCTTAATCCGTCACAGACTCGTCAGATTGATGGTCTTGCCTCAGCGTTATCTACACACCAGCGCTTATCGGATTTGCCTAAACAGTATGCCTACGAAGAGTTTAACAAGTTACCTAACAACAAGAAGCAGTCGCTAGTAGCACTAACTGGTACTAACAAGCCAGACTCAGATGCACCTAATCGCTCTTGGTTGGAAACAGGTGCTCACTATGCGTTCACTCCTTTTAAGGTAGCAGCAAAGACTTTGTTTGATGCACTCGATTACGCATCAGATACTATGACTCGTGTCTATCGTACTGGTGCTATCGCTGCTAATGAGAACATTAACTTTGGTGATGCCTGGGGCAAAGCAGGTCGTGATGGTGAAAACGTATTCATCCAAGACCGTATCAACACCGCAGTATCTCGCTATGGCTCAGCACGTGTAAACGTAGCCAAGCGTATTTCAGCAGGCGTTGCTCCAGAGATTATCTTTGCAGAAGCACAGAACGAAGAAGAAAAGCGTATTGCCGCCCAAGCACAACAAAGCGAAACAGGCGACATTATTGATCCGCTACTTCGTGATGCACTAGCAGAAGTAAATGCTGCTAAGTATTCTCCAGGTCGTCAGTTAGCAAATCTATTCTTGCCTCAAGACTTAGAGGGTAAGGGTCCATTATATTCTTGGATCTCAGGCGCAACAGATGCAACCTATCGAATCTTTATGGATCCAACACTTGCTCTAGGCAAGGCACGCAAAGTTTACCTTGGTGGATCACAGGCTCTTAAAATTACTGGCAAGTACGCAGCAACTGCAAAACTTGGTAGTGCTCAGAAGGTATCTAAGTATTTTGATACTACAGATATCTTTGGCACAAAGAATGTACAGAACTTGTGGACAGATTACACAGATCGTTTTACTAAATATGTTACAGCAAAGCAATCAGGTAAGACTGAGGATATCGTCGCAGCACGTACAGCACTTAATGATCTTGCTCCAGAACTACAAGATGACTTTATTGTTTCTTTCAAATCTTTTGGCGATAAAGAGTTTGGCAGCGTTTGGAACTTAGATACTGCCAAGGCTTTCTTATCAGATGCCTCAAAGGTTGAGCCTATGCTTTATGGTCAGGCTGGTGCTCGTATTAAGTTAGCACCACGTATGACCCCTGCACGCAAGGCACGAGTACTCGCGCTAACTACAGGACGACGTATATTTGATTTAGATAAAGATTCTCGTGCTCTTATCCAAACAATGGAATTAACAGATGATGCCTCATTGCTTCAGGCTGTTGTAGGTGGTGAGACACTATCTCCAGTACAAGCAGGTGCAGAGTTTGCAGGCAAGATTATTGAAGGCCGTCAAAACATTAAGCGGTTTACTCCAGAGTACTTTGCTGATCGTATTGATCGTATTAAGGCTAAGTTCACACCTATTGCTTCCCTGATAGATGATGAAGCCTTTGACCATACATCAAAGACAGCAGCAAGAGACTTCTTCAATTACTCACGTATGGCATTAGGTTCATACCACGCAAAAGCATTTACTGAGATCTACGCATCATCTGATCTAGGTCAACGTAAGTTGATGATGAAGGGTATCCAATCAACAGTTGGAAATCTTATTGGATTAGATAAGACTGAGGGTGGACGTAAGTTACTCAGGGCTATCTCAGATGAAGTTTTCACAGGTGCTACATACTCAGCACGTAGCGCAGATGGTTCTATCCCATCAGAGGTTGATGGCATTGATAGCGCGTTGTACTTTGCGCAGACATCTAATGTTTCTCGTGTTATTGGTTTACGCGATATGCAGCGCTTTGCGGGACGTGAGTCCTTCCTAAGCCGTGTATTAGGTATGCAATACAAAGAAGGCGCTGAACGCGTAGTAGATGCTTGGACATTTGGAACTATCGCAGGTCCTCGTTTCCCAGTACGTAATGCTATTGAAGATTACACAATGGGTATTCTTAATGGTCAGTCTATTCTCAAGACTGCTCGTTCACGTCGTACAGCAACTAAAGTTCGCTTGGGATCTGGACAAGACCTAGGTATGATTAACCGCATTGTTAAACGCAAGGATCAAGAGTATTTCAAGACTCGCCTAAAGGCAGTTAATGGTGAAGCAGGTGCTGTGGATGAACTTATCAAAAAGGGTATCCTTACAGAAGCAGATCGTGTTTCATATAGATCGTTAACACCACAACAGCGCCTAAGCCAACGTCGCTTTATTATGGCAGAGGCTCTAATAGGTTCTAAGATTGACGATGTTGCTAACGCTGATATCTTAGAAAAGGTACCAAGTTACATCAAAGACTTTGTTAAGTTTGGAAATCTAGATGCTCTGCTACGTGGAGCAGGCGAAGGTGCATCTAACGCAATCAGTGGACTTAACGCATCATCTCGTGCGATAGCAACTGCGGATCGTAATGGAAAGACTGTCGCACTTACATTCAACAATAAGTCAATGCGTCCAATTGGCGGCAGTGGCTTTACACAGAAGTCTCTTATTGATGACCAAGGTAAACTTGCCTGGGGTTGGAACATTATTATTCGCGGAACCGATGATCTCGGTGAGCGTGCTATTCAACTCTTTGATGATAAGATTACACAACAAGAATTTGTAGATAAGTTTGCCCCATATATCGGATCATTTGGCGATCAACTATCAACCTTTATGCGATATACAAAGCCAGGTTACACACCACAGCAACACGCAGCAGCAGTTTATGATGATCTAAAGAATCTTTTCAGTCGTCAAGATGGCAAGTCTGTTAATATGGATTTACTAGGTAAAATCCGTAAAGTAGATGCAGATGGTAAGGCTTACGTAGATTTGGAAGACTTTAACCTAGAGGATCTACCAACAAACATTGAAGATCTTCCAGCATCTGTAGCAGGTCCTGCGTTTATGCCAGTAATGGAAAGCAAGAACATCCTTACTGATATATCTAAGCGTGGATGGACCTGGTTAGGTGAGTCAAACGCACGTTTCTCACGTGAACCATTGGTAATTAACGCAGCAGTTCGCTACTACGATGACCTTAATGTACCTGGTGGCTACGCAGAAGACTTAATTAGGCAGTACACCAAGGGAATTACAGATCCTGTAGCACGTGAAGCAGCAACAGATGCAGCAAAGTCACAGGTTGTACGCATATCTGAAGAACTTGCATTGGAATCTACACTTGCTTTTGTGGATAACCCAGCACTTCGCACACAGTTAGCGTGGTCTGCACGTAACTTTGCTCGTTTTTATCGTGCAACTGAAGACTTCTATCGTCGTTTATATCGTACTGCTAAATATAATCCAGAGGCTATACAGAAAGCAGCACTAACTTACGAAGGTGTAAGCCATTCTGGATTTGTGCAGAAGGATGACCAGGGAGAAGCGTACTTCGTTTACCCAGGTTTGGCTCCTGTCTACGGTGCAATGAAGAAAGCATTAGACGTATTTGGTCTTGGAGATCAATTTGTTGCTCCATTGCCATTAGAGTTCAGCGCAAAGTTAAAGATGCTTACACCATCCTTTGATCCTGAGTCTTGGGCACCAACATTCTCTGGTCCATTAGCAGCATTGCCAATGAAGACCATCTATTCTCTAGTACCAACACTTGCTAAGTCAGAGAACGCAATCGTTGCTCGCCTTGGTAAGGAACTAGGTTCTGTAGAACGTGCAACTCTTGGTCCTATTGGACAAGATCAGCCACTCGTGAACGCATTGCTACCAGCACACGTTAATAGATTCCTTGCTGTACTAAATAAGGATGAACGTGAGTCACAATATGCATCAGCATTTCGTAAGGCTGTTACATACCTAGAAGCAGCAGGCAAAACACCAGGTGCTGACGCATCTCCAGGTGAAATGAAAACATATCAAGAATCACTAGAGACAACAGTCCAAAGTATTCTTGGTGTTCGTTTTGTCGCAGGCTTCTTTGCTCCAGCAAGCCCATCTGTATCTCTAAAATCAGATATGGCTGAGTGGGCACGGGATAATGGAAGTGTTAACTTCAAGCAGACCTGGAATAAACTGATTAACAAATACGCTGAACAAGGATCTCAGGATCCATACGGTGAGGCTATGGCAGATTGGGTGAAGTACTTCCCTAATCAAGTTCCATTTACTGTTAACGAGTCAGATCCACAAGTATTGCCATACTTCCAGTCCAGTAATGCGGCATCAAAGTGGGTAGAAGATAACCGTACTTTGGTTAAGAAGTACCCACAGGGTTCAGCATTCTTGATTCCAAATACTGGTGAGTTTACTTACGATGCATACCAGACATTGATGAATGAAGGTTATCGCCAGAAGAAGTTGATTGGTGATTACTTAAAGGAAGTATCAGTAGCCAAGGATGAGCAACTCTATTACTCACAAAAGGCTATACGCGATGAAGCACTAACAGGTGCTTTTACAGATCGTGAACGTACTATCGTTAACGACAACTGGCAATCCTGGTCAAAAGAATTTCTAGCAGCACGTCCACTACTTCGTATGGAGTTTGCTAGTGCAGCAGAAAACACTATCAAGCGTGACGCAGCATTTGCTGATTTACGTGAGATGATTACGGAACCAAACCTTACTGGTCCTACTATCAGCCGTTTGCGTGAGATGGTACGTGAGTACGATGATTATGAAATCATCACTAATACTCAGTACAACTCAAGTTCAGATCGCGATATTAAAATCCGTAAGTCCTACAAAGAATCGTTACGACTACGCTTACAGGAGATTGCAGCAGGAGATCCTAGTGCAACATCTACATACAGCGTTCTATTTAGCAGATTGATTGGTGACTAATGTCAGAGACGTTCATACCCTTTGACCCAAAGAAGGTACCAGCAACCGTCATTATCACAGGTGGCACAACATCAAAGACAAAGCAATACCAGGGTTCTATCCTTGTAGATGTCATAACTTCTGAGCCACTAGTAGCAGATCAAAACAAACTGTTACAAGACTTTGAAGGATTTACTGCTGACTACCGAAAGGCTTTGTCACAGAAGTTAAAGGCTGCTGGTTATTACAATGGCGATGTTACTGGCAAGCCAACTATAAAATTACAGCAAGCATATTTTGATGCTTACTCAGATCTCAATGCCTATACACGTCAGAAGTTCACAGGTCTTCCTGGTGCAGCACAACAGACTACCCCTGTGGATAACCTTGAAACATTTCTTTCTAAACAAACAACAGATGATGGTACTGGTGGTACTGCAAAAATCACCAAGATCCAACAACAGACAAAACTTAGCCCAGATAGTATCGAAGCAAGTATTGATAAGGTGTTTCGTGACTTAACAGGTAGCGGTGCTACTAAGGCACAGATTGCTAAGTATACAAAGAACATTCAAACACAACTTGCTAATCCAAAGAACTTTGCTCAAACTGAGTACAAGAATATGGGCGGTGGAGTACAACGCCAGATAACAACTGAGGCAGCATTTGACCCAGAGGCATTCCTTATCGAAGAAGTTTCTAAAGGCGATCCTGCTAAGGCAAGTAGTGTTATGGGATTCTATGAAGTGTTTAATAAGTTCATTGGGAGGGGATAATGGCTGACGCAATTACCTCTAAGTTAACTAGTCTTAGTAACCAATACAGCAATAGTGTAAAAGAATTACGCGACCTCCAAGCCAAACTTCGCAACGGTGGAGCAGGCGTATCAGATGCTGAGGCTAAAAGACTCAATGGTCTAATCAATGCTGTTGATGCAAAACGTCTAAAATTTATGGAAGATTACAATAAATTAAAGAAGTTAGAAAGTACAGTAAAAGATTATACTAATCTCCAAAGTGATATCAAAGATATCCAAGCGCAGATTGATAAGGCAAAGGCTCGTGGAGAAAAAACAACTGCTCTTGATGCGAAGAAGACTACCTTAACAAATAAGTTTAATTCTATTGCTCCAAAGGTTGAAGAAGCATTTCCTGACATCAAGGCAAAGGCTGTTAAATCAACAAAGACTGGTCCACTTGGTAATATACAATTGACTACTGGTACTAGTCTTGGACCAACTGGTCCTAAGACAGTACTTGCTGGTCCAACTGGTGCTAAAGCAAAACCAACTGGCGCAACAGGTCCTACTGGACCTAAGACAAAACTCACTGGTGTTAGCGGTCCAACAGGTGTTAGCGGTCCAACAGGTGTTAGCGGTCCAACAGGTGCTACAGGTCCAACTGGACCAATTAGCACTACTGGTAATCAAGACATTAATGCTATCTATTCTCTTGCTAAATCAAAGTATGGCAATGTAGATTCTATTTTCTTATATGACCCAGAACTAAAGCAACTTCTTATTGATGCTGTTGGAGATCCAACAACTGCTCAAGATGATATGAACCCCACCGAATTTGCTCGTCGTCTTGGTGCATCTGACTGGGCTATTCGCAACGCCACTACATACTCAAAGCGTGATGCGGAACGTAGAGAATACACAGAGACTCTTGACAAGTATAATCAACAATTAGAACTTGCTGATACGCAAGAAAAGAAAGATGCAATTCTTTCTAAGATTGGTCAGTTAAAGACCACATCTGCTTATGCTCGCGGTCTAGCATCTGCTAAGGCTTACATTGAATCAGTAGCATCAGGTCTTATTGGAACTATGTCTCCAGAACGTCTTGATGCTTTTGTTAAGCGTATGTACGACTCAGCAAATGACAAAGATCCAAACATCATCAATCGTGAATTATCAGCGCTTATCTCTTACAAGCCTGGTACACAATTAGGTGGTGCAATAGGTGGAGATCTAACAACTCTTCGTGCGACAGCACGTGCTAATGGGTTTGACTTAGATACACAGTTTGGTTCTAATATCAATGACTGGCTACAGCGTCTTGCTAAGGGTGAGTCTATAGAAACATTTAAGAATACAATTCGTGGTGCTGCTAAGTTAGGTCTACCAGATAAGGTAGCAAACCTATTAGACCAAGGATTAGATATTAAAGATATCTATGCTCCATACCGAAATGTTATGGCATCAGTTCTTGAGATAGCGCCTGACTCTATTAGCCTTGATGACAAGACATTGCGTATGGCAATTGGCCCAGAAAAAGAAATGTCTATTTATGATTTTCAACGAGCACTCCGTAAGGATCCACGTTGGCAGTACACAAATAATGCAAGACAAGAATCATCTACTGCGGTTTTAGGTGTTCTTCGTGACTTTGGATTCCAGGGGTAATTATGGCAATATTAAAACAAAATCTTGCTGCTATTGATAAAGAACTTAAAGCAGCACAAGAAGCCTATAATTCTGTTGTTGATTCTCAAGAATCTAGTACAATAATTAATGCAGCAAAAGCAAGATTAGATGCAGCAAAAAAAGCCTACGAACTAAGTGCGCCACAACGCACTGACATTTTAGAGGCAGACCCAGATGTTAAGGCTGCTAGAAAATTACAAGAAGAAGCCGCTGCGGAAGTAAAGAGAACTCAAGAATCTCAAGCAAAAGCACTTGCTGATTTAGAGGCATTTGGCAATGCTGCTAACGATGGACCACAACTTGAAGTTACACAGGAACTTAGAGATGCTACTACAGGCTTAGATACAAATGCTGGTTTAGGTATAGTTACTACTGGCAAAGAAGGACCTACAGGAGCAACTGGGCCAACAGCAGGAAGAACTGTTGTATCTACCTTTATTAATCCAGCAACTGGTGATACCTATGCTCTATATAGCGATGGCAGTAGAGAACTATTATTCAAAGGAACAAAAGAGGCTGATGCAGCAGCCGCTGCTGCAGGAGAAACTTTAGCGGCAGAACAAGCAGCAGCACTTGCAGCAGAAGCAAAGACAAATGAAGGTAAATCTGCTTACAATTTGCTTTTTGCGGAATTTGATCGCTATGGCTTAGGCGCTCTAGTAGAACCACTAAAGAAATTTATTGAAGAAGGTTTATCTCCAGCAGAGTTTACAATTCGCTTACGTGAAACAGATGCCTACAAGAAGCGCTTTGCTGCTAACGCACAGCGTGTGGCTAAAGGTTTACGTGCACTATCTGAGGCCGAGTATATTGGCACTGAAGATCAGTACCAGGATGTAATGCGTCGCTACGGTATGCCTGAATCTTATTACGCAAAGGGTGACCTTGGAGTGCAGACTGGATTTGAAAAGTTCTTAGCAGGAGATGTATCTGCAGTAGAACTAGAAGACCGTATCCAAACAGCACAGAATCGTGTGGTTAACTCTAACCCAGAAGTTGCTAAGGCACTTAAAGAATTTTATCCTGGTATCTCTAATGGAGATATCCTGGCTTATGTACTAGATCCAGCCAACGCTATAGAACAGATCAAGCGTAAGGTAACTGCTGCTGAAATCGGTGGCGCTGCAATTCAATCTGGATTAAACCTTGGTAATACACCTGAAGAGATTGCTAGATATGCTGCTCGTGCTAATGAACTTGCTGCTGCTGGTATTACTAAGCAACAAGCACAGACAGGATTCCAAACAATCGCTGAAGTTGCACCACGTGGTGGAGTACTAGCAGAGATTTACAATCAAAGTCCATACACACAGACAACCGCAGAGCAGGAAGTCTTTGGACTTGCTGGATCAGTAGATGCTGCAAAGCAGCGTAAGAAACTGACACAATTAGAAACTGCCTCATTTAGCGGCAGTGCTGGTATGGGAGCAATAGCACGTGATCGTGCTGGCGCTTTCTAAATAACAAGCCTGCCAACGGGACGACTGGTCCGTTGGAGTGAGATTAAAACCAGTAGCAAGAGCCACACCACTTTCCCCAAGGTGAATGTGAGGCTTGCGTCAATCTAACAAGAATGGGAGAAGGACCTATGTCCAACTATGACTACGAGGATGATGACTTCGAAATGGACTCATCAGGCAATGACCTTGTAAAACAACTGCGCAAGGCTACTAAGCAAAAAGACAAGGAACTGTCAGAACTAAAAGCACAGTTTGAAAGTCTTAACAAAGCGCAAAGAGAACGAGCAATCAAAGATGCCCTCGCAAGTCGCGGGGTAAACAGCAAAATTGCTGCATTTATCCCACAGGATATAGACCCAACTGAAGAGTCTGTATCTAAATGGCTAGAGGATTACGCCGATGTATTCGGCTATGAATCTAACCAAACCCAGGCAACACCTAATGTTAATCCAGCCGATGCTGCTGCATATAAGCGTATGACTAATACTGTCGAAACAGGAGTTTCTCCTGAACACAACGACAACATTATGCAGAAACTTATGAATGCAAATAGCAGAGAAGAACTGGATGAAGTCATTAGATTGTCTGGACTCTAATCCGATCCTAACGAAAGGCTAGACCAGAAATGGCAACCCCAACAGGTACCCCCACCACCACGTCTAGCATCAGCAATTTAGTACAAGCAGCATACGATCAGTATGTAAGAATGGCACTACGTTCCATTCCTGTTATGCGCTCACTTGCAGATGTTAAGCCAGTGCAACAGGCAATGCCAGGATCATCAGTTGTTTTCTCAATCTACTCAGATTTGGCTCAGGCTACTTCTACATTGACAGAAACATCAGATGTATCAAGCATTGCATTAGGTAACCCATCACAGGTTACAGTAACATTGAACGAATACGGTTCAGCAGTTACAACAACAAAGAAGTTAAACCTAACTTCATTCAACGACGTTGATTCAGCACTTGCTGACATCATCGCGTACAACGCAGCAGATTCTATTGACAACGTAGTAGGTCAGGTCCTGTCCGCAGGTACCAACGTGATCTACTCAAACGGTCCAACAGGAACTACTCCAACATCATCAGCAACAGTTCTACCAGTAGACACAATGACAGTTGCGGATATCCGTAACGCTGTTGTATCACTACGCACAAACAAGGCATTGCCTCGTATGGGTGAACTATATGCTGCATACCTACACCCACGTCAGTC